TGCGAGCCGCAGGTCAGGTCCAGGCTGAAGCGGGTGTTCCCCCGCGTGCTGCAGCAGGCGGCCGCCCACATCGACCTGCTGGGCAGCCCGGAGAACAGCCGGGAACTGCTGTGGTTCCTGCAGCGCTACCCCATGGAGATGGAGGCGGACGCCCGGGCCAGCCTCGAGCACCTGGCCGACCAGCACCATGCCATGGAGCACAGCCTGGCGGAGCTGGTCGCGGGCCGCCTGCCGATTCCGCCGTTCGACCTGGCCAAGCCACCCAGGGAGTACCAGCGATTCGCCGCGGCCCAGATCGAGATCCGCGGTGGTCTGCTGCTGGCCGATGACCTCGGCCTCGGCAAGACGGTCACCGGCATGTGCCCCATGGCCGTGCCGGCCAACCTGCCGGCGGTGGTGGTCTACCCGGCGGCGCTGCCCAACCACTGGCCGGAGAAGCTGGCCGAGTTCGCGCCGGCCCTGCGCGTGCACCACATCCGCAAGGGCCAGCCCTACCCGCTGACCAAGCAGCCGCGCCAGCGCATCGCCGACCTCTGGGACACCCTGCCCGACGTCATCCTGATCAGCTATCACAAGCTGCGCGGCTGGGCCGAGGTCCTGGGCGAAATCGTCCAGTACGCCGTGTTCGAGGAATGCCAGCAGCTGCGCAGCCCCGACAGCGACATCTACCGGGCCTGCTGCTACTTGGCCAGCCAGGCGCGGCTGCGCATGGGCCTGACGGCCACGCCGATCTACAACTACGGATCGGAGTTCTACCACGTCGTGAACCCGCTGATCCCCGACTGCCTGGGCGGCTACGACGAGTTCCTGCGCGAGTGGTGCATCGGCAGCCCCGGGGAGAAGCCCAAGCTGCGCGACGCCGAGCAATTCGGCACCTACCTGCGCCGCGAGGGCATCATGCTGCGGCGCACCCGGGCAGAAGTCGGCCGGGAGCTGCCGGCCCTGGCCAAGATCCCCCACGAGATCGAGTCCGACAGCGCCGCGCTCGCGCGAATTACCGGCGACGCCGTCGCGCTGGCCAAGACCATCCTGGCGGCGAACGAGGCCTACCGCGGCGAGAAGATGCGCGCCGCCGGCGAGTTCGACCAACTGGTGCGCCAGGCCACCGGCGTGGCCAAGGCGCCCTACGTCGCCGAGTTCGTGCGCCTCCTGGTGGAAAGCGGGCAGCAGGTGATGCTGTTCGGCTGGCACCGCGAGGTCTACGGCATCTGGCAGGAGAAGCTCGCCGACTTCAACCCGGTCATGTACACCGGCAGCGAGTCGCCGAAGGAGAAGCAGGCCGCCAAGGATGCGTTCATCGCCGGCGAGAGCAAGGTGATGCTGATCAGCCTCCGCGCCGGCGCCGGCATCGACGGGCTGCAGCACGTCTGCAGCACGGTGGTCTTCGGCGAACTCGACTGGTCGCCGGGCGTGCATGAGCAGTGCATCGGCCGCGTGCACCGCGACGGCCAGACGCTGCCGGTGCAGGCCTTCTTCCTCATTTCCGACGAAGGCAGCGACCCGATCGTCTCCGACGTGCTCGGCGTGAAGCGCGAGCAGATCGAGGGCGTCCGCAACCCGGGCGAGCACCTGATCGAGCGCCGCGACATCGGCGAGAACCAGCTACGCCAGCTCGCCCAGCGTTTCCTCAAGGACCATGGCCAGGCCCTGCCGCCGCCGGCGGCGGTGCCGATCCGGCGCCAGCAAGAGTTTGAGCTGACGTAACCACTCCCTCCCCTCTCAATAGGTTCCGCGCCGCTTGGCGCCGAGGAAAACCATGCAACCCATCATCTATATCGCCGGTCCCTACCGGGCGCCGGATCGGGCAGCCATTGCCCGCAACATCGAATCCGCCGGCCGCCTGGGTGCCTACGTGTGCACCCTTGGTTGGTTCCCGATCATCCCGCACATGAACACGGCGCATCTGGAACAGGACGTGCCGGCACTCGGAGACGAGTTCTGGCTGCGCGGCACGATGGAGTTGATGGAGCGCTGCGACGCCGTGGCCCTGGCCCCGGGCTGGCAGCGTTCCGTAGGAACCCTGGCAGAGATCGAGCGGGCAGAGGAGATGCGGCTGCCGATCTTCCGGGCAGCCGACCTGATACCAGAGGCGAAAACCTTCGTGGCCTGGCTGATGAGTATGGAGGCACGGCGAGCATGAAGGAGCGCCCCATCCTGTTCAGCGGTGCCATGGTGCGGGCCATCCTGGAAGGCAGGAAGACGGTAACCCGTCGGCCCGTGAAAGGCAGCCAGATCCCGAAGGAACGGCCTGGCGAGCCTGATCCGCAGTTCCGCTGGTCGGCTGTCGGCCAGCGCGATCCACGCTGGGGGTTTCTGGTCACCGGAGCCACCGAGGCCAAATGCGCCCAGGAACTGGCACGGCTCGGGCGCTGCCCCTACGGCCGGCCTGGTGATCGGCTGTGGGTGCGCGAGACCTATGCCGACATCGGCTGCCGCCTCACCTACCGCGCGGACGCCGACGACGGCGCCCACTGCCAGGTCAAGAAGTGGACGCCGGCCATCCACATGTTCCGCAAGGACAGCCGCATCCTGCTGGAGATCACCGCCGTGCGCATCGAGCGCCTGCAGGACATCAGCGAAGAGCAGGCCGTCGCCGAGGGCGTGCACTTCGACAAGCGCCGGTGGTTCGCAACCGACGAAGGCGGCCCGGCGTTCACCTGGCCGCAACATGCCTTCGAGCACCTGTGGCGATCAATCAACGGCGCCGACAGTTGGGACGCCAACCCCTGGGTATGGGTGGTCGAGTTCAAGCGGGTGACGCCATGACTGACCTGAAGCATATCGCCGCGCTGTGTCGGGAGGCCATCGAGGCAGGTCACGCCGCCGCAACGGCCCAGCCTGATGACGGCGGCTCCGCGAACCTGGATCACGTGGTTCTGACCGACCTCGCCGGCGTCCGCACCGCCTCACTCAAGAAGGCCGGTATTCCGGTGCTCTTCAAAGGCCGCTTCGCTGGCTGGTTCCACCTTGATGCGCCATTCGCCGGTATCGGTAACCGCCGCGCAGCCGGTGTGCAGGCCATGGCCAAGCACCTGCAGGCGGCCGGCATCTCCTGCCACGTCTACTACCAGTTGGATTGAGTCATGACCAATGAGCACGGCCTCGACGCCGACTACTTCATCAAGCTGTGCGCCCGCGAGTTCAACCCCGAGGTGATCCGGCACCAGACGCCCGCCGACCTGGCCCGGGCGCTGGCGCGCGCGGCACGCACCGCATGCGCCAGCGTTCTGCGCGAAGAGGAGTTCGAATGGACCGAGGTGCGCGCCGCCGGCCAGGTGCGCGTCGGCGACAAGCTGCGCGTCTACGACGCCCGGGGCGAGATCAAGCACTTCCGCGTCCACCAGGTGCTCAACCCGGGCAACCCCAGGCACGAGGAGATCATCGTCAACCGCCGGCGCAACTTCTACTTCATCACCAGCATGCTGCTCGACCGCACCAGTTGGGCGAAGCGCGCGCTGATCCGCAACCGGCCAGGCGGGGAATAGCGATGGGGCGACTCGACATCTGCCCCCTCACCCTCGCAGAGGCCAACACGTTCGTCGAGCAGCACCACCGCCACCACGGCCCAGTCCAGGGCCACAAGTTCAGCCTGGGCCTGGCCGCCGGCGACCGCATCGTCGGGGTGGCCATCGTCGGCCGCCCCGTCGCGCGCCACCTCGACGACGGCCTGACGCTCGAGGTAACCCGCTGCTGCACCGACGGCACCCGCAATGGCTGCTCGAAGCTCTACGGAGCAGCCTGGCGCGCCACCCGCGCCCTGGGCTACCGCCGCCTCATCACCTACATCCTCGCCAGCGAGGCCGGCGCCAGCCTGCGCGCCAGCGGCTGGCACCTGGTCGGCATCCGCGGCGGCGGCAGTTGGAACTGCCCCAGCCGCCCGCGCGTGGAGACGCCGAACCAGGGGCAGAAACTGCTCTGGGAGATCCAATGAACCGCCCCGAATACTGCCGCGGCACTGGCCGCCCCACAAACGAATGCGACTGCCTGCGCTGCACGCCGCCGGCCAAGGAGCCACCCCATGCGCCAGCTTCCTGACGACGTCCGCGCGGCCCTGCTGCGCAACGCCAAGACCTGGATTCTCACCCACTACTTCGGCGGCCGGCGGAAGCTCGAAGCCTGGGACGCCAACTACGCCAGGCTGACGGGCATCCAGTCCTACTCTCTGCCGGGCGACCGAGCGAAGAGCCTGCGCCGCCTGGTCAAGCTCGTCGATCAGGGCCACCTGGTGGAGCGCCCACGCTACAAGAAGGGCATCGGCGCCCGGACCTTCACCTTGCCACAGCCGCTGCTCGACGAACTCGGCCAGCAGGCACAGCGCGAGTGGGAGGCAGTCGGCTATGTCGTCGGCCAGATGATGGACCCTATCCCGGAGCCAGCACCATGCAACCCATCCAACTGACCGTCGAGCACCGCCAGGCAATGGATGGCGGGTATTGCCGCATCGAAGGCCTGCCCGAAGTTCTCTTCATGGTG